CGAACATCGTCTTCCCGGAGTGGATGTACTCTACACAGGTCGACCTCGACCGGTACGGGAATTGCTTCGGAATCGTCACCCTGCGGGATGGATACGGGCTACCGGCGAGGGTTGAGCTGGTACCGGCCGGCGTCGTGAAAGTATTGTCCCGCGGGCAGGAGATCACGGGATACTGGGTCGACGGCACCAAGTATGAGCCGATGGACATCTGGCACGAACGGCAATACACGGCACCCGGCCTGCCCATCGGCATGTCCCCGATCACCTGGGCTGCCTGGACGATCAGCGGGTACATGAGCGCGCAGAAGTTCGCGCTCGATTGGTTCTCCAGCGGAACCGCCCCAACCGGCGTCCTGCGCAACACCATGACGGCCGAGATGGATCCGAAGGTGGTCACGGAGGCCAAGAGTCGGTTTCGTGCCGCGGTCTCCAATCGGGACATCTTCGTGACCGGTAAGGAATGGGAGTGGACCCTTGCCGACGCCCCGGGTAAGGATGCCGGATTCCTCGATCTCATGCGCTACAGCGTGGTCGACGTCTGTCGGTTCATGGGTGTCCCCGGAGACATGATCGACGCCGATTCGTCTACGAGGAACATCACCTACGCGAATGTGACTCAGCGTAACCTTCAGCTCCTTACGATCAACATGTCCCCGGTGTTCAAGCGGCGTGAGATCGCCCTGAGCTGCGCCCTTCCGGCGAAGAGGTACATGAAGTTCGACACGGATGGCGCCGTCCTGAGAATGGATCCGGAGACGCGCTCGAAGGTCACCAATGGCAAGGTGCTGGCCCGGGTGCTGGCCCCATCGGAGGCTCGCGAGATGGACAACCGTCTGCCGTTCACCCCGGAGCAGATCGCCGAGTTCGACATGCTTGCTGTCCCGGTCGGGACGCCGAAGAAAGGCGGGGAAGTCGAGTGACTCTCGAAGAGGTGCATGAGGCCGCGACGCAGCGGCGTGACCGCCTGGAGGGGACATCGCGCGGGCGCTACTCCCGCCCCGGTCAGCGTCGATCCGCCGAGTTCCCGGGGTCGCGTCCGGCGGGCGTCGTCCGGGCGAAGATAACGATCCGGTCCGCCGGTTCGGGCTCCCTCGACTTCCTGGGGCAGGCGTCGGCGTATGAGCGCGGCTACGAGATGTACGACTGGGCCGGGCCGTACACCGAGATCGTGTCCTGCGGTGCGGGCGGCAAGTGCATCAAGCGAAACGACCTCGATACTCCACTGGTGCTCGGTCACGACTCCATGCGCCGGATCGCCCGGACCACAAACGGGAGCCTCTCGCTCAGCGAGTCTGACGCCGGACTCGACGTGTCGGCCCCCGAGCTGGACGCCCGAGATAGCGATGTTTCCTACATCGCGCCGAAGATCGAGAGCGGCCTGATCGACGAGATGTCCTTTCGTTTCGGCATCACGTCCGGTCAGTGGAGCCCGGACTACACCGAGTACCGGATCAACGAGTACGACATCCACCGCGGAGATGTCAGCATCGTCGGCTACGGAGCGAATCCCTTCACCTCGGCGTCGCTGCGCGGTCAGGGCGGGGCTCGGGCGGTGCGCGGTGCGGTGCGCCGGGACCTGCGGGGCATCGCGTCCCGGATGACGTCCCGGGCGCTGTCGTCGGCCGACACGCAGGCGCTCACTGCGCTACTGATGCAGGTTTCTGCGGCCGACGCGGTGCTCGACCCGCTGTGCGACGCGCTGTGCGCGGCCGACGGGGCGCTGGACCTTGCTGAGGTGACGCTGTCCGCGCTGCTCGGCCTGCCCGCTCCGGCTCCCGACGACATGGCCATGGAGTGCGCGACCGACCCGTCCCGGGACCGGCTGCGATCCCTGCTCGCCTCGGCCCTGGCCGACTGAAGACTCCGGACCCCCGCCGGGGGTCCGGGTAAGGGTGCTTGTCCGCCCTCGTGCTCCCTGCCGCGCTGATGCCCGCAGGTCCACTCGATGCGACAGCCCACTCACTCACCACGAGAGAGAGGGGTGTCCCGGTCATGACGATCGAGGACCTCATCCGGGGCGCGCAGGAGCGCCTCAACGCAGCGATCGCCGAGCGGGCGACGCACACGACCCGGTTGACCGAGATGCGCTCGCGCATGGAGTCCGGGGACGCCACGGTCACCGAGGATGCCGTGCGTGGTGTCATCGCGGAGCGGACCGGGGTCGATGCCCGGATCGACCAGCTCAGGGCGCGCGTGGCTGACCTGGAGACCGAGAAACGCCAGGACGACGCGATCAACGCCCTCCAGCGCGAGGTGCACCCGGCCGCGGTCCGTCCGGCCTACGACCAGGTGGCGCGTATCGGTGCCGAGCCGGTCACCTACTCGATGCGTTCGGCCCGGCAGGACGGCGTCTCGTTCTTCCAGGACGCCTACCGGGCTCAGTACCGGAGCGACTGGCAGGCGCGGGAGCGGATCGACCGGCACCAGCGGGAGACGGCCGCCGAGGCTGCTCGCCTCCAGGAGCGGGCGACGACGACCTCTTCCTTCGCGGGTCTGGTCGTGCCGCAGTACATCGTCGAAGAGGCCGCGATCGCACTGCGCAACGGCCGTCCGCTGGCGAACCTGATTCGTCATGACCAGATCCCCGCGGCTGGCGACACCTTCCAGGTCCCGCGCGGTACCACGGGCGCGAGCACCGCGATCCAGAACGGGCAGAACACCCAGCTGTCCATCACCGACGAGGTCTGGGCGAATGTGACCGTGCCGGTCTGCACCATCGGTGGTCAGCAGCAGGTGTCCCGGCAGTCCCTGGAGCGAGGCTTCCCGGGTCTGGACCAGCTGGTGTACGCCGACCTCGTGGGCGCCTATGCCGCGAACGTGGACACGCAGGTAATCCAGGGGACCGGCGCCGCTGGCCAGGTCCTGGGCCTCCAGAACACTGCGGGCATCAGCGCCGCCACCCTGTTCGGTGCGGCTCCCACCGCGGCGAACTTCTCCAGCAAGGTCGCCGGTCAGATCGCGGCGATCGCAGGCGCGGGCACGGCCATCCAGCCGCGCGTCGTGGCCATGCACCCCCGACGCTGGGGCTGGCTCCAGTCCCTGGCGGACACGACCGGTCGTCCGCTGGCCATCGCGAACCCGCTCCAGGCTTTCAACGCCCTGGGCATGGTCACGATGCCCGGCGCGTACGGCGGTGACGGGAGCGCGGCCACTGGGACCGGCGGTCCAGCGAACTTGGTCGGCGTCCTGGCCAACGGCCTGCCCGTGGTCACCGACGCGAATATCCCGATCACTGTCGGCACGAACAGCGAGGATCTTGTCTTCGTGCTGGACACCCGGGCACACATCCTGTGGGAGGACGGCGACGGGATGCCTCGCCAGTTGACCTTCGAGCAGGCCCCGGTGACCTCGGTGGTCGGCACCTCGCTGACAACCACGCTGGCCGTGTACGGCTACGTGGCCTTCACCGCAGGCCGGTATCCGGGTGCCACGGGCAAGGTCGGCGGCCTGGACTCGACCGCCACCTTCGGCCTTGTGGCTCCGTCCTTCTGATCCCCCACGCTGCGCACCCGGCCCCCTAGGGGGGTCGGGTGCTCGGCATACCCCGAACGGAGTGCGCATGAGCGAGATCCCGCAGTGGCTACAGGACAACTACATGGAGCGCATCGCCGCGGGCGAGGACCCCGAGACGATCGCTACTGGCGTCGAGGCTCAGGGCGCCGCATCCCTGGCGGCGTTCGTTCGATCGCAGGCGCCGACGAGCACCCCGCTGGAGCGGCAGGCTCCGCCGTCGCAGACCGCGGCCCGCACCACGAAGCGCTGAGCGATGCCGGTCACGAGCGGGCAGGGCGCCGCACAGCAGGTCACTGCTGGGCCGTACGTCCAGCAGGTCGGGGCCGGCACGGGCACCACGCCGACTGCCGGCTACGGACTCGATCCCTATGGGCAGGCGCCGTACGGCGGCGGTGGCACCTCGACAATTCATGGAGGATGAGGTGTCCTACGACGTCGGCGACACCGTGGTGATGCCCCTGAGCGTCACCGACGGGAACGGGGCCCCTGGGGACGCCGGGACCGTCGTCGGGACCGTCACGCTCCCGGACGGCACGACCACCTCACCGACCTGGGTGCGCACTGGGGTCGGCACCTACCAGGCCACCTACGCCCCGACCCTGGCCGGCCTGCACCTGTGGTCGGTCACGGCCACCGGCGGGATCCTGTCGAATCCGCAGGCCTACTCGGACGTCTTCCAGGTCGAGTCGACCTACCCGATCGTGTCCCTGGCTGAGATCAAGCGTCACCTGAGGATCGTCACGGTCGACGCGGCCCGAGATGACCTCCTGCGCGACAAGGCACGCGTGGCCACGCAGGTCTGCGAGGACGCCTGCTCGCGGTCATGGCGCCGGGTCGTGGTCACCGAGACCCGGGACGGCAAGGGGCAGCCGGGCATCGTCCTGGTGGAGACGCCCGTGCAGTCCATCACCTCGGTGGTGGAGTCAGGGGCGACCCTGAGCGCGGCCGACTACCAGCTCGACGTCATCGGTGGAGTCCTCTACCGGGGCGGCATCACCTCATGGCTTCCCTGGCGCGTTGGGCACCAGAACATCTCCATCACGTACGTCGCAGGTCCGGCGGTCATTCCGACGCCGATCCGCGAAGGAGTCCTGGAGATGATCCGTCACCTCTGGGAGACGCAGCGCGGCGGATCGAGCATCCCGAGCCAGCGCACGGAGGAATGGAGCCCACAGCAGGGCTACGCGATCCCGAATCGGGTTCGTGAACTCTGGCAGCCATACGTCGTCCCCGGGTTC